ACAGTTAGATGCTCAACAGATGCAGCAGCACAAGAAGCAATCAGAATGCTAAAGCGCGCTGAGAAACAAAACAAAAAACAAGAAGAACAAGATGGGAGTATTTAAAGGAGGTGATGAAAACATTAACAGAAAGGGCAAGAAACCAGGAACTGTTAATAAAACCACCAAACATATTAGAGAAGCATATCAAAAGCTAACAGAAGATAATCTAGAAAACATGTCTATCTGGTTAGCACAGATAGCTCAGGAAGATCCGGCAAAAGCCATGGATACAATGATACGTTTATCAGAATACATCTTGCCCAAGTTAGCCAGAACTGAAGTAACTGGTAACGATGGTGAAGATCTATTCAAGAATGTCAAGTTTGAGTTTGGACCAGATGCAAATGATACTCAAGCTAGAGATCACACTGAAGAATGATATACCAAGGTTTTACACCACATATTAAACAACGCGGCATGATACAAGGGATTCTAAATTCAGAGTCCAAGTATCATGTTGCTTGTGTTGGCCGACAGTTTGGCAAGTCTTTAATGGCTATTAATCTCAGTTTATACTGGATGATTAACGATGGCCCATGTAAAGTACTTTGGGTATCTCCTGTTTATAGTCAGTCTAACAAAGTCCAAAAGGAAATGATGCAAGCCATCGGCGCGAGCGGCATCGTCAAAAACTGTAATTACTCAGAAAACTATATCACCCTAAAGAATGGATCAGAAATAATATTCAGATCAGCAGAGAAGTATGATAATATCAGAGGTATGACAGTAGACTATGGTGTATTAGACGAAGCCTCATTTATGAAAGAAGATGCCTGGAAAGAAGCCATACGTCCAGTATTTATGGTCCGAGGCAAGAAAGTACTATTCATCTCTACACCTAAAGGCAAGAATTGGTTCTACGAGCTGTTTCAGTTAGCCCAGTCTGAAGATTATCCACAATACGTATCATATACTGGTAGCTCATACGATACGCCGTATATAGACTCCCAAGAGATTGAAGATGCCAAGAAGACATTACCAGAAAATGTATTCCAACAAGAGTATTTAGCCAAGTTTATTGACTCAGGTGGTGAAGTCTTTACCAATCTTGACAAGAACCTAATGCCAAACTGGGGTCCAATCAACTCCAAGATCTATTGCGGTATTGACCTCGGTAAACAAGAAGACTACACAGTAGCCACATTCATTAACTCCGCGGGCCAAGTAGTAGAAATATACAGAGCAAATGCCCAAGAATGGAGCACAATGACAAGAGAAATCATAGAAGGTATAAAGAAGTATAATGCCACAGTAATGGTAGAAGTCAACTCAATAGGAGATGTTATTTACGAACAGATCAAAAAGGTGTGGCAAGATACACACCCATTTATTACTACTAGTAAATCAAAGAATGAGATTATCGAAGGCCTCATACTTGACGTCAATGAATCTAATGTTATGATCCCAAATAGTCAGCTGTTTCCGTGGCTTCTGAATGAACTTGAAGTATTTACGTATGACTATAATCCAAAGACGAGAAGTATTAGGTATGGACACCCTACAGGTCTCCATGATGATTGTGTGATTAGCCTAGCGATAGCAAATTACAATCGCAAACAAAATCGATCATTAGGTACCTACGCCGTGATGGGCAAACGTTAATTCATATCCACTCACAATTATATTTCTAACTGTATGGCACACAAACTAAATATTAACGACCAAGTTTATGAGATACCAGAGAGGTTAACCATTAGCCAGTATCAGACCTTGCTATCGTTTGATTGGCAAGATCCAAAGTGGTATCCTATGATTATCTCACAGTTGACCTCAGCGCCAATAGAGTTACTGAGTAAAGCGCCAACGGATGCACTGTCTCTTGGTATGTCACTAGTCATAGCTGCGATGAATCAGAGAACTGAATGCAAGATGATGGACCTATCTAACATTACATTTGGGCAGTTTATAGACCTTGATGTATGGTTTAGTTTAGGTCTTGACAAACATCTAACAGAGATAGCTGAAGAGTTATGCCCTGATGCCTATTGGGCTGATGAGGTTATGAGTTGCGTAGACCGCTTCGCAGAGTTTAGAATCTTTACGTATCGCCAATACAAGGTACTCTTTGGTATCACAGATCCAGAACTTGATCAGGCTATAGAAGAAGGAGCCACCCCGCCGGAGAGAATGCAAGTTGCACGCAGTTGGTACAAGGTAATAGTTAGCTTGGCCAGTGATAATCTTTTACAGATAGATAGTGTAACCAGTGAGCCACTCAAAAAGACACTCAATTTTATGGCCTATCAGAAAGAGCGCGTGCTAGAGGCCGAAGAGAAACAAAGACAACAAAGAAGAAAGTATGACCTACAAAGACATCGTTAATAGAGTACAAGAGGTAGTCAATGACCACCAAATACTTGCAGACTTCGGCTATGGTTCACTGTCAGACATCAAGACAGTAGACGATGAGACCAGAGTTAATTACCCGTATGCATTCCTAAACCCTACGCAGTCGACACGCACAGGCCAACAGATAACATACAGATTTAACTTGATCGTAATGGAGGTAGTCCAAGATGATCCAGATCAAAGGTTCAGTGGTTACCTAAAAGCACAGTCTAATTGCCAACAGTATGTCGATGATATATTGGCTAGACTCAGATTCCATTACACAGATCAAGTAGACCTAACACTCAATGTGGCACTGACGCCATTTAAAGAGAGGTTCCAAGACACTGTAGCTGGCATGACCGCGACACTGGAGTTTATCATACCTGAGGCGATCAATGATTGTGTAACACCATACAGAACATTGGTACATGAAGGCAAACTACGACTTGGTGCCAAAGACTATAACAGTTTTGGCAATCCAATTCCACTTGTATTCAATGAATGGCCTATACCTGAAGCACCGCTCACATATACAATTGAGGCTGAGGTCAGGTTCTCACTCAATGCTGACATCTCATCATATCTCGGCGCTGGCAATAACAAGCCAGTTATTACATTCATCCAAGAAGAAGGCGTACGTACTATAGAGCAGTCAGAGTTTGAGACTGGTCCTGAGTGGATAGGTATACCTCAGACTGTCAACATCAAGTTTACAATAGAGTTACAGGACATCGCACCTGACAACAATCGTCTCTTCATCTTTTGGGGTCGTGAAGGTATACCATTTGCACAAGATGCTATCGAAGCCATTGAAGGTAATCTAAAGATATACACACTATGAGTTGCCTAATAGATAATAACATTACAGCGCCATGTAATCGCAGTAATGGTGGTATACGTAGAATCTACCTCGCGAACGGGCCAATATACAGAAAGTCCTACAATCTGTCAGGTCAAATTAGTCGTCTACTTGAGTATGATGCATCTAATCCATATCCAGAGTTTCCTAACCTAAATATATTTGGTCCGTGGTATACCATCGAGCTGCCTCGTGTCACTGGTACATTCGATGAGGTCTATGAGATCAACCAAGCTAATGGCACAGTAGTTTACAACCAAGAGCTCAGGTTCGTTACAAACACACATGACTCTGCAACACGTGCACGTATAATTGAGATGGCCCAATCTACTGATATGGTCGCTATCTTCGAAGACAACAATGGCAAGCAGTGGTTATTAGAAGATGTCTTTATGAGATCAGGTACCACAGAGACTGGTGTTAATTACAGTGATCGCAATGGTCATAATATAGTATTGGCATCGATGAGTCAGATACCAGCTGAAGAGGTTAATCCTAATGCGTTCGGCGGACCAACAGTAGGACCTATCAATACTCAGACATTATATTTCGCAAGCTATGTGTTTGGGGTTAGAGCCAGTAATTTAGCAGAATACATCCGTTTAACTGATGCAGACTCAAGATCAGGTTGGAGGACTAACTATGACACAGTCGCAGCCTACAGACAATTTAGTAATACTAATAGTAACCGAAAGTCTATCAGTATTTGGTTTACTGCAGAAACACCTGCGTTAGGTATGCAAGGTTATTACAATGCAGCTGCTGCACCATGGCACAACTATCCAGTGGCAGAAACTGGTCGCGGCTTCTTTGATACTATTGAATTTGACTCAGGCACTAATAACATTGTAGACTTTGTAAATGGTCAAATTACTCGAAGCGTGCCATACACAGACTATGTGTGTTCAGCGCCACGTGCGCACACAGTAGGCCAACCATTCTATAGAGCATACTATGGCTACAACTTTGGTGGCAGTGATACTATATGGACTACAGCTAACCCAGCAGTTACAGGATACACAGATACCAAAGCACTAATAGAGGCGATGCCAGCAGGAGCTACACCACTTTACTATGAGATACTGAGACCAATTGGTTCTGTAGCCAAGCAAGGACCATACCAAATCTTCTTTGGTAGCTTGTATGACAAAGAAGGCTTTGAGTATGAGTTTCCACAACAAAGGTTTCAGATTTACAACTATACAAGTGGTAACAGAGGAGATATGCCACAAGAGCGTGGCTACTTGTTTAACACTACTAACCACTTCGATGGCACTATAGTAGACACTGAGGCTAACTGGTTATTTGAGATCGGCCCGCTAAATCCTGCTTTTGATACCGCCTATTGTCCAGATGAAACATCTGCTTTACAGGTCAATAGCATAATTTTATGGGAAGCAGTATGACAGTAGAACAATTTGCACAACGAGTAGAGAACTACGGTCAAGAACTATCTAACTTTGATGGTCTATTACAGGCTGAGTTTAGTCGCCTCGTGGATGAGATCAGAGCCTTGGCGCCAGTAGCAGCCGAAAATGGTGGTGCTCTTCGGTCTTCGATAAAGCTGACAGGTGACAGATTCAACTTTCAGATTCAGATGTTAGGCTATGGTGTCTTTCAGAACTATGGCGTCCTTGGTACTAAATCATCAAGAATACCAGTCAACGTACCTGAAGCTGGTCTAACTCTCGGTAATGTGGCTGTTGATCGAGAGAGATTCCAATTTGGTACTGGTAACTTTGATAATGGTGGTCGACCATGGGGTGCATACTACTCAGGTATCAAAGCTCAATCATTCTTCTCTATAACAGAACTAACTCAAGAACTAACACAGTTCATCCAAGATAATACAGAAATTTAACTATGGCTATAACAAACGAATTAACACCTGATCTTTACAACATGGCT